GTAATGATACACCATTTACATATTCTTTACCTGCTTTATCCTCAAAAAATGCTTTAATTGATATCGTTAAATCAAATAAATGCAACAATACTGCTGAAGTTACTTATTGGTTTGGTGGAACTCTTCCATCAGGATTTACTGTTACCGAACCTACAGCAGTAGAAACAACTAAACGTACATATAATACTTCTACAAAAATTGCTACATTAACACTTAAAACAAAAAACCATGGCATTATAAAAGGAGATACTATTAGTATTACTGGTTGCGCAAAGCCTGTATATAATCAGTCTTTAGTAGTAGTAACTAATGTTAGCGGTGATCTAACCACTATTAGTTATTCTACTCCAACCGATCCATCTGCTACAGTTGAAAATGGAGTTGCTGATACTGGTGGTAGAGTTAAAAAATATATTTTATTAAATAAACTTAATACAAATACAATAGTAAACACATTTAATGATAAATTACGAGCTGCATTAAAAGTAGATGCAGAAAATTTCTTTTCTGGTGAAAGAGAACTTATTGTTAAATTTAACACGAACCCAGTAACTACCGTTGCTGCTATTAGTGGAATGACTAAAAATAATAATGCTACTAATGTATCTGTTATTAGTAGTGCTATTGTTCCTAGTAACCTAGATCTAGATTTTAATATAAATAGTATTTTAGATCTTAACAAATCTGGTATTGTTATTGTAAATGATGACAAATTAACAAATAACGATTTATATGAAGGGTTCTATGTTGCTCTTGCAGATAATTCTGATGATACACCATATACTGATTTCCAATCAGTAAAGAGTGTTTATGCTGTAAATTCTTCTGTTAATACTGGTAAAGATGTTGTTGGGAATTCTTTAGTAAAACAATACTTTACAGAAATTCCAAGAGAAAGAATGGCATTTACATTAACAGAATCATACTCAAGCATAAACTTTAGTAGTGTTTCTGAAAGAATGGCTAGATTCCCAGCTTATGACTTTTCTCAAGATACTTTCCTTGATTGCTTAAAGGTGTTCATGTTCAAATTAAACACATCAACAAACCTACAAGATAGTATAACATTAGATTACAGCACAGCTGAAGCATATGTTGGTTCTTTATATGCAAGAAGAAAACAAAACGATCCTAGAGGCGGAAGATTAGTTAATTTCTGTGTACAAAATAAAATAGAAAACAATTCCAATTCTAGAATTAAAATGCTTTTGAATAATAAAATTTCAGAGGCTGGTGTTTGGGTTGATGAGTATGGTATGCCTGTTAAGAAGGTAAGAATAGCAGAACCAACCAAAGCTCTTTGGTCTACTGGAATTCATCAAAAAACTTCACTTGATAATTCTAATAAAACTGTAGGAGATTTAATTTTAAAATTAGATAGAAGTTTACAATTATGTGAATTGGCTCAAAATGAAAGTAATAATATAGACGTTGTATGTGAAGCTGGATTAGGAACAATCAATGCTTCTATATGCGCAAGACCCGATTACTTGTATTTTGATGATACAATAGACGTAAATGTTGATAATTTATCTGTTATTCCTAAAAACTGGAGAGAATATTATGAATATCCAGATGTAGTTAGAGATGGTTATTCTGATGTTGTTAGAAAGTTCAGGAACTTTGCACAAGATAAAAAGAATCACGTATTTATATCTGATCCATTAAGATACCTATTCGTTTCTGGTAGAAATGCTAAGAAGACAGATTCTAAAACTTATGATTTCGTAAATGATACATTCAGACCAATGAATGTAACATATGCTAAAGCAGGTCGCTCTACATATATGGCTGTATATGCTAACTGGGTTAAGAGATACGACGGAGCTTCTGATGATTTCACTTGGTTACCGCCTTCTGGATTTATGGCCAAGGTTATGTTAAATGCTAGAAAAAGAGCACCTTGGACTGCACCAGCAGGTTTTAACTATGGAAGACTTACTGGTATTGCTGATATAGCAATAAATCCAAATCAAAGACAAAGAGATATTCTTTACAGAAGTTCATACAATCCTGTTGTAAACTTCCCAAGAGATGGAATGGTTGTATATGGTCAAAAGACATTTATTAACTATGAAACAGCATTTGATAGATTGAATGTAAGAAACCTATTCTTGTTCTTGGAAAAAGAAACAACTAGAATTTTAAATAGATTTGTTTTTGAACCAAACACAATCACAACACGAAATAGAGTTCTTTTAAGATTAACTCCTCTATTTGAAAGAGCAAAAACAAGAGAAGGTTTATATGATTATAGACTTATCTGTGATGAAAGAAACAATACACCAGCTTCAATTGATAGAAACGAATTAAGAGTAGCTGTATATATACAACCTGTGAGAACAGCAGAATTTATATTAGCTGACTTCGTTGCAACAAGAACTGGCGTAGATTTAGATGCTTTGATTGGTTAATTTTTAAATTAAAGGATAAATAAATATATGGCAACAATATTAAACGAACAAGGAATTAGAAACTTTCATGAAGTAGCTGCTAGAAAAGATTTCTTTAGACAAAATCTTTTTAGAGTAATTGCTTTCGGTGGTGCAAACTTCTTTTCAAAAGATGATCTATTATATATAGAATCAGCATCGCTTCCTAGCAAAACAATAAATAACATACAGGTTCCTTATATGGGATTATCTTTCAATGTACCAGGAACTGTTCAATATCCAAACAGTAATGCATGGTCTGTTACAATGAGAATGGATGCTGGGTTAGCTATCAGAGATAAATTAGAAGATTGGATGCTTTCAATATTTGATGATCGTGATAGTACTGGAAATTATAGTATTCCAGAAGGAGATGAAGGTGTTACTACTCTTGCTTTATTAGATAAAGGTGGAGATGTTCTAAGAAAATATAATCTATATGGTTGTTATATAACCAATTTAGGAGAAATGACACTAAATGTAACAACTGCTGGAGATATTGTTACAGTACCAGCTACTATTGCATATCAATATTGGAGAGTGGAATAAAGTTTTTTAACTAAATATACATATGGCAGCAAATCTTGATAGTCCATATGAATTATATTTAAGTACATTAGCTTCATGGCCTACTGCCATTGCTTCTTCTAATCAATGGTTTCTTTGGTTTGATATTTCAAATGTCCCTGCATTAACTGAATCTCTAACATATAGAGATTTAAATGGTTTTGAAGGAAACTTTGGAAGAAGTGATGGTTGGTACACTGATTCTAATTTAGTAAAAAAACTAACAGATGGAGAATACCAGTACTATAATAAAGTTGGTTGTGTTTTTGCTAAACAAGTAAATTTACCATCTGATGGATTTGAAGCAGGAAATAATGGATTAGAATATGGTGGTTGGCTTCCCCCTGCAACTTCAGGAAATAGAAACAAGTATAATAAACTAAAAATTGTTTTTACAGAAACAAATGCATCATTTATTGATTTTGTTATAAGACCATGGTTAGTATTAGCTTCTTATAATGGATTAGTTTCTAGACAGGAAAATAGTAGAAAAAACGTTAAATGTTCTTGGTGTGATGTAAACCTTTTAGCTAGAGTAGTTCCTGGTCAGCCACAAGCAATAAGAAAAATATATAGATTTAATAACATTGTTCCAGTTTCTATTGATGGTGAACAATATTCTTATATGTCAGATGACATGAAATATAGTTCTGTTGATTTTGTTTATGATCAATACTATGTAAGAGATGTGGATTCTGCTACTTTACTTAATCTAAAGTAAATGTAAGTTAGTGTATGTATTTTACACATTCGATACAATTTCCTTTCACAAAAACTATAATAAATTTTAAAGAACTTACTTGTTATCAATGTTCTAATTTAATTAAAATTAATAATAATTTTCCACCAGAAGCTGATTATAGATTAGATTATCATAGGTTATTGGTAGAAATAATACAAGATAGTGTTAAGGAAAAAGAAAATTTATATAAATTAAATATTATAGAATTTTTAATGTTATGTATAAGACTAAGAACAGTTTCTATATCATCAACAATAGAATTATCTCTAGAGTCTGAAAAGAACACTAATGTTTTTATAAATTTTTATGATGTTTTATTTAATATTTTAAGTATATCGAATAAAATTAAAAATTACGAAACTATAAAACACGAAGATACTGAAATTTATTTAAATTGGCCTTTATTACAAAACGAAGAATATTTCTTATCTAATATAAAAGAAGAATATATAACTAGATTTTTAAATTCTATTCCTCTTTTTATAGATAAAGTAAAAATAAAAGATGACTTATTTGATTTTAATTTATTTAAACCAGAAGAAAAAAAAGAATTAATGGATGTATTACCAGCATCAATTAAAAATATAATACAAACAAATATAATAACATTATTAAAAGAAATATCGGATATACATATTTTTGGTGTAAAACAATTTGATCAATATAAATTGGAATTTTTCAATGCAACAATACAGGATTTAATAAGATTTTTATTCGCCGGAACAGAAGATTCTAAAATAT